GGTGGTAACGCGGTGAATCCTTCAGGTGATACTGGTAGCGGTATCCTACGCCCTGAACAGGCACGTCGTTTTATTGACTACGTATGGGATGCAACTGTCCTCGCCAAAGATGGACGCCGTGTAACTATGCGTGCAAACACAATGGAGCTCGAGAAGGTCAATGTTGGAGAGCGTGTTATCCGTGCAGCAGCACAGGCAACAGGTGATTACACCAACACTGGTGCGTCATTTACAAAGGTGGAGCTTACTACAAAGAAGATCCGTCTTGACTGGGAGGTCTCAGCTGAGTCTCTCGAAGATGGTGTCGAGGGCGCAGCCCTTGAGGACCACCTAGTACGTCTAATGACAAATGCATTTGCAAATGACATCGAAGACCTAGCTATTAACGGTGATGGAGCAACAGGAAACTTCCTGTCCATCATGGATGGTTTTGTTAACAAGGCAAAGACTGGTGGATCACACGAGTCTGTTGTTACTGTTGCAAACGGTGCATGGACCCCAGAGGTTATGCAGAACATCATCTTGGCAATGCCACGTAAGTACCGTGCAATCAAGAACAACCTAAAGTTCTATGCAGGTACCGACGTATTCCAGGGCATCGTAAAGAACAACGGAACACTTGCAGATGCAATTGCTGAGGCCTTTGGCTCTCACGCAGGCGCTGCAGGTACACCAGCAGGTCGCGATGCGTACCTAGCTGGCAATGCTCAGACATTCGGTGGTGCTCGCACTACTCGTGTTCTAGGTATTGAGGTTCAGGAAGTTCCTTACTACCCAGCTGGATATGTTGACTTGACATTCCCAGAGAACCGTGTATGGGGTTTCCAGAGAGACATCACTGTAAACCGTGAGTACAAGGCTAAGAAGGACACCATTGAGTACACCGTATTCGTACGTTTCGGTATTCAGTGGGAAGAGGAAGACGCCATCGCTTATGCAGATGCTGCGGCTGACGCTTAATCCAACTAAATAACCTTGAGAGGGGCAGGGGCTATCTGGCCTCTGTCCCTTTCATTTTTTATCTGCTATAATATTACAAGAGCCTTAGAGGAGGAATCATGGCAGGGTACAACAAAAATGCAAAAGATGGCGACAGCGATGGCTTCGTACAGGATGGAACCGAATGGGAGCGTCCAGTAGAAGAATCAGTCGTAGAGCCAGAGCTAGCTGAAGAACCAGCAGCTGAAGAGCCAGTAGCCGAAGAGCCTGCTCCAGTAGAGGACAAGGGTGAGCTAATCTCATCCCCAGAGCCATCAGAAGAAAAGACTGAGCCTGCAATGGCGCTAGTTGCTGATGGAGTTATCGGAACTGGAAGCAAAAAGACTTCAAAGAAAGCCAAGAAATCAGCAGGTACTACAAATCCAAAAGAGCCTGTTGTAGCAATTTACTCAACACGCAACGTAACTTGGGTGGGTGTTGGTAGAGTTCTAACAGGACTAAACCTAGTACCAGAGTCAGAAGCAGCTAAGTGGCTAGAAAGAGATCACATCAGGAAGGCAGAGCCTTCTGAGGTCTCAGGGGAGCTATAAGGTATAATGGAAATACTGAGAGTTCCGCCATATGATGTTGTAGAGGCAACGCTAACGATCCCGACTGGATTTGCTAGTCAGACGTTTACCGCTTCAATTACAGATATGGCGGACCTTTCTGTATCCACACAAACTTTTACTGGAGAGTCTGGAGAAGAATTTTCCATCAGCCTAAGCGCAAAGTATGACAATAACTACTACGTAGAAATTACAACTGTAGATAATTTGATCGTAATTCATGACACATATGAGGTTGTAAGGCCATACGTCCTAGCATCAGCAAAAGGAACTACTGCAACAGAAATTGCTACTTATGCAGCTAACGAAGAGCTTGCCAGGGCAGTCATTGACTCAGTCATTCCAGATGGATTCTATTACCAAAAAAAGACATTAGAGATTCCTGGAAATGGAACAGACTACCTTCCAATGTGGGATAAGATTGTAAGGGTAAAAGAGGTTTACGAAAATAATGTATTGGTTACCGATAGAACTTTTGGGGTATCTAAAGATAAAACAGCAGTTGTCGTGGAGGTTACAGGAGCCAACCAACGACTTGAAGGCGGACCAATCATGCTTCCAGCTGCAGCATCAGATAGCGGAGTTGTGGGGTATACACTACTAGATTTTCCAAAGAGGAACGATTACAGGGTTGTAATTGAGCATGGCTATCCTACAGTACCTTCAGACATCGTGAAAGCAACAGAGTTGCTAGTAACAGACATTGAGTGTGGAAAGCTAGAATACTACAAGAGGTACATTACAAGCTACAATACAGATCAGTTTAAGTTGCAGTTTGACAAGTCAATCTTTGAGGGCACAGGCAATCTAATTGTTGATAAGATTTTGTCTAAGTATCATAAATCAATTACCAAACTCGGAGTGTTATAATGGCAGGCTGTAATACGGGAGACTACCAGTTTCCACTATCAGCAGAGATATTTCACCCAATAGTAGAGCAAGGCTCCTATGGAAATGTCAAAAAGCAGTGGATGTTTGATCGCCTAATTCATGTAAGCATAGCAGCTCCAGGCACAGCCTTGAAGGAAGAGGTAGCTCCCAATGTTAATATTACACAAGAAAAGATTCTAGTTGGTAGATGTAAAACAGATTTAAGAATATCCTCTGAAGATGGAAATAATGCTATTACCAATATTGTTATTACAAATATTAAAGATAGCAACTGCAACCCCATATACGTAGAAACATCTGGAGCAAGAGTCAACAAGTCAACAATCTTTGAGGTCGCTAGCCAAGAGCCATTCGTAGGCCCATTCGGAGGCGTAGAGTATTACAAGATAGTATTACGTAGGTCTGAGAATCAGGCGGTAGATATCTAATGAAGGTAGTGTTTGACGACTCTAAGCTAATAAAGGATATGAATAATCTTGTATTATATACTCAAGGATTCATAGAGGGGACAGAGCTGGCTAAGCCAGCTATTCTAAATAAGCTAGGCAAGGACGTAATAGAAACACTGAAAAACTTTGTCGACTCAAATGCAAGAGTCAACCCATCTGCACTACACCATGTTTATGAGTGGTCTATGACAGGAACACCAGCAGGTAGGCTATTTGACATAGACTATCTGGTTACTGGAAACGGGCTATCTTTTAGCTCCACCTTCAGGCAGTCATCAACAATTCAGAAAGGATCATCAACCCCTTTCTATGATAAAGCAAGAATCATGGAAGAAGGCATACCAGTAACAATTAGGCCTAAGGGTAGGGTTCTAGCATTTGAAGACGGTGGAGAGCAAGTATTTACCAGTAGTCCCGTAACTGTTTCCAACCCTGGCGGCATAGAGACTAACGGCTCATTTGAGCAAGTTGTTAATTCATTTTTTAATAACTACTTTACACAATCATACATAAATTCTAGTGGAATATTTGATTACTTAAAGAACCCATTCCCATATGCTAGCAATTTGCAAAGAGGAATGCGTGCTGGAAAGTCTTATGGTAAAATGGTTGGTATCAAGTGGGCATCAGGAGGTGCAGCAGCATAATGGCAATTTATTACCCACCAGCTTTTATTAATGCATACATGCAAGAGAAAGTATCAACTTTTTTCTCAGCAAACCCACTAAACGGATTTGACGGAGACACGACTCTTCCATTTTTTCCTACGAGCCCAACAGATATTGATACACTAACAGAAACATTCCCTAATGGAAATGGTCAGTTTGCTGTATACGACAGAATGTTTAAAATGAGAAGAAGCCCATTTCCACATATTAAGTCTGAGCAGCTATTATACTACTTCTACGCAACAGGGGCAAACCCGATACCTTTTGTTATCGAGACGGCTCAGCTAATACAGGATATCTTAGATAACGGAGACGAGTCTGCACAAGATCTAAACTCCTGGATAAGATTAAGGCAGCAGTCAGCTACGCCACTTACTAATGATGCGGGAGATCCACTACCAGAGGTTTTCTTTCATGACATAAAAGTTTATCAGCTAGAAGAGACTAGAGACATTATAGACTTTGGAACCGCAAGAACTTTTGCAGGAAATAAAATAATTATTGACTATAATTGGCATAAATCATAATTATATCATAAAAGAGTTGTATAATTAGTACTGAGGAAACAAACGCCCAATTATTCTAATGAAAATGAGGTGAATAAATTATGGCATATACACGTGGTTCGAGTACCAACATTATCGTTGGTGCCGCTTCTCTGTTTACGTTTGGTACAACGCTAACAGAAGCTGATCTACCTGCCTACACTGCTGCTCAGTCATTCCGTGAGGATCTCTCGGACGATACTGACTTCACAAACGTAGGTTACACAATGAATGGTCTGGAGCTTCAGTTCCAGCCAGACTTCGGTGAAGTACAGGTTGACCAGGTTCTTGACGTTGCCAAGCTATACAAGCAGGGCATGCAGGTAAACATGAACACAACTTTCGCTGAGGCTACTCTAGAGAACTTGCTAGTTGCAATCGCTGCATCTAAC